CCTGAATTAGATGCTGAATTAGAGGATGAAAAAAGACACGGTTTTTGTAAAAAATGTTTTACCAAAAGAAGACTGTCTGAGTTAGAAAAAAATAAAATGGAAAGTATAATTGATGAAATATTGTTAGATAAAAAAAAATCTAACAAAGATGTAATTAAGAAAAATACAGAATCTTCGTCAAATCCAGTAGAAAAAATTTTAGTAAAAAATTTAGAGTCAATAAAAAAATTGGCAGATAAAGAAGATTTGGATTTCAATTCACTTTTAAAAAAAATAAAAACTGATGAATAGTGAGTTATATGGTCAAGAAATTGTAATTCCAGATGAAGTAATAAATCATCTTACCGTTTGTTTTGAAAATGTACCAAGTTCAAATTCGAACACAGAAGGACATAATAGAAATCAGGAATTACGAGATACTGGATATGTGACATATCAACAACTTGGAAGAATGAAAAATTGGTTTGATTCTTTTGATGGAAAAAAAGAGGATGCTCCCTATGTCTTGAATGGTGGAGACTATATGTATAATTGGATAAATAATACATTACAAAGTCTTAGAAACGGGTCCAATCTTCAAACAAAAATAGATAAAGAGTATCGTCCTGAAGATGTAAGTGACGAACTCATAACCGACATGGGATGGTTATCAAATATGAATAGACCCTCCAAAGAACACAGTAGTGAAATTGATGATTTGAAAATTACAGAAAGTGTAAAAAGAATAAACCAAATAATTAAAAAAATAATATAAAATGGCAACTTCAGAAAGATTGGATTTTAGTCAACCTCTAAATGATCTTGGTATTATTGGTCAGGACCAAAGAAAAAAGTTAATCCCAAAAAATGACTATAAAGAAACTAATCAGTATTCAGCAACTAACAAAGATGCAATTAGTGATGGTGATGATTTTGGTAAAGGTACTGGTGTTTTTTTAGACACAGTAAATGGTGGTTCTCAACTTGATATCATTGAAAGAAAAAATGAAATCAAAATAAACGAATATCAACCAAACAAACCATATACAACCCCTTCGGCTTAAAATGAAACTTTACAAAAATTTAAAAGGTCTTATTCTTGAAATAGCATCCTCAAGTACAATTGTAGATGCAATTAAAAAAAGAAGAAGAGTTATAATTTATTATGAGGGTGACGAACCAGGAGGAAATGGTCTTAGAATTATTGAACCGGTTTGTTATGGGTATAGCAAAACTGGAAATCCAGTTTTGAGAGCATGGGATTTAGAGGGTGCTTCTCATAGAGCATACCTAGGTGAAAAACCACTTCCTAGTTGGAGGTTATTTAGATTGGATAGAATACAATTTATAAGACCAACAACTGAGTTTTTTGACTCACCTCAACCAAATTATAATCCTTTGGGTGACAAAAGTATGTCAAGGGTAATAATAAACGCAAAATTTGAATAATATGAGTGCTGAAGATGATTTGATAAAAAAACTGATGATATCAAAACAAATCATGCAAAAACATGATACCATGGGTAGAACAAAAGGAAATGATGTCACAACACCCATGGTTGAGGAATTTACTCCAGTTGCTGGTCAATACAATATTCCCCAAGAACTAATGATGGAATCTAAACCATCGACGAATTATAATACAGAAATTCCATCTGAGGATAGAATTAAAAATTCAAAACTTCCTGACGAAATAAAAAGACTGATGTTGGAACACCCAATTGAGAAACCAAATGTTGGATCTGGAACAGTTTTATCAAATGATCTAGTTGAAAAAGCATCTCGTTTAATGAATACTGACGCATCAGGTAAACAAATTAAACCTAATCAACCTTCACCAAAATCACCAATAACTGAATCTGTTAATATCAATAACATACGTGGGTTACTTAAGGAAGTCGTTGAAGAGGTTTTAAATGAAAATGGATTAATTGTTGAATCTGAAACAAATTCTAATGAAATTTTTAAATTTAGAGTGGGTCAACATATATTCGAGGGAAAATTGACAAAAATTAAAAAACTAAAAGATTAAAGAAATAAGTTGATTTGTTTGTAAAAAAGTTTTATACTTAACTCAAACAATTTATTTTATGTCAAACAAAATTAATGTATTAGTACTTCCCAGTGACAAATCCGGAGTTGGCAAGTTTCGATCAGTCGATCCCCATATTCATTTACAAAATTTATACCCAAACGATTTTCATATCGATATTGATTATGAACCCAAAATTAACGACTTTAATTTTTGGAAAAAATATCAGATAGTTCATGCCCATAGAAATATTGGGCAAAGTTACGAAAATACTCCACACTTAATTAGAATGTTAAGACAAAATGGAATCATTGTAATCATTGATATTGATGATTATTGGTTACCAACTAAAGAACATCCAATTCATCAACTTATTGTTACAAACAAGATTCATGAAAAAATTATTGCAAATATAAAAGAAGCGAGTTATGTCACAACAACAACCGAATTGTTTGCATCTGAAATCAAAAAGTTTAACCCAAATGTTGTAGTTTTTCCAAATGCTGTTGATCCCAACGACCCACAATTCAATGAGCCAACACAACCGTCAGAAAAAATTAGAGTTGGTTGGTTAGGTGGATCTTCTCACTTACATGATTTAAAACTTATGGACGGTTTTGTTAATAAACTTAAACCAATTCAGAATAAACTACAATATTATCTTTGTGGGTTTGATGTAAGGGGAGTTGTAACTGAAATTAATCAAGAAACTGGTGAACAAAAACAAAGACCCATTCGACCTGATGAAACTGTTTGGGCAAGATATGAAGAATTATTCACAGATAACTACAAAATCATTTCTGAAGATTATAAAAGTTTTTTGATGAAGTTTGAAGAAAAAGAGTTCTTAGAATCTCAAAACGAAAATTATGTAAGAGTATGGACAAGACCAGTAAACTCTTATGCAAAAAATTATTCTAAGTTTGATATCTCGTTGGCACCGATCAAAAACCACATGTTTAATAGAATGAAATCTCAATTAAAAGTTATTGAGGCTGGTTTTTATAAAAAAGCATTGATTGCGTCCCAAGTAGGACCTTACACTTTAGATCTTAAACACGCTTTAAATCAAGGTCAATTTACAAATGGAAACGCCCTTTTGGTTTCAGAAAATAATAACCATAGTGATTGGGCCAAAAACATTAAAAAATTAGTTGATAACCCGAACATGATCGAAGACTTGGGTAATCAATTATATGAAACAGTGAAGGACAAATATAGTTTAGTTACTGTTTCGATCGAAAGAAGTCAATTTTACAAATCTATAATTTAATACTTTATGATTACTATTCCTATAACTAAAATTTTATTCCTTGACATTGAAACTGTTGGTATTACAAAAGATTTTGATACTTGTAAAGAAAGTTTCCCTAAACTTTCGAATCAGTTTGAAAATTATTATGATTGGTTCTTAAAGAGGTTTCCTGAAGATCAACTTGAGGGTAAGTCATTAGAAGAACAAAAAAACCATGTTTTTTCTACAAGGACTGCACTTGTTCCGGAGTTTGCAAAAATAATTTGTGTTTCCATGGCATTTGTTACTGATAAAGGTGAAATTAAACAACAAACTTTTGCAAATGATAATGAACTTATCCTATTAGAAGATGTCCAAAAACTCTTGGAAAGATGTGGTAAATTAGATTTTTATATGTGTGGACATAATTTGAAAAACTTTGACATACCAATGTTAGCAAAGAGGATGATCATAAATGGTTTGAAACCACCATCAATTCTTCCTTCATTTGACACTAAACCATGGGAAGTTAAAGCCTTGGATACAAAAGAGATTTGGCAATATGGTGCTTACACCTCCATTGGTTCCCTGGATTTAATGTGTACATGTTTAGACATACCTACTTCTAAAGATGGTGAAATTTCTGGTGATCAAGTCCACTCGGCATATTGGAATGATAATAAGTTGACTGAAATATCAAAATATTGTGAACGAGATGTTGATGTATTGATTCAAACAATTAAAATTTTAAAAGAACTACGTTGATGGATGAAAAAACAAAAGAATTACTAAACCAAGTAAAACATATTGAAGAAATTTTTGGTAAAGATTTTCAGGGATCTGAAAGTGAAATTATAAATAAATTTGGTTTGTTTATCGAAGGTTTAGAAAGCGATGTAAAAAAAAATAATCCAACATTGGATTTAGAGTTTGTTCGAATTGATGGAGAAGCAATTACTCCAACATACGCATACCCAAGTGATTCTGGTATGGACTTGTTCTCAACTCATGAAGAAGAAATCCAACCCTTGGAAAGAAAACTAATTGGTACTGGATTGAAATTTAATATCCCTCAAAATTATGAGATCCAAATAAGGTCTAAAAGTGGATTGGCACTCAAACAGGGATTAATGGTGTTAAATTCACCTGGAACTGTAGATCAAGGATATTTAGGGGAAATCAAAGTGATATTATTTAACACCTCAAATCAAGTTGTTAAAATACAAAAAGGACAAAAAATTGCTCAAGCGGTCTTGACTCCAGTTGTTTCGGGTAAATGGGTAACACTCAAAGAAGTGGCATCTTTAGAAGAAAAAGATAGATCTGATAATGGTTTTGGTAGCACAGGCATATGATCAGTATTATTTACTCAACACACAAAGACTCTGAGTACAATAACAAATTTAAACAACACTTATTACACACGGTTGGTGTTAAGGATGTTCAAATTTTAGAATATGTCAATCATAATCAATATTCCTTATCAGAAGTTTATAATAGTGGAATAACTGAATCTATTTATGACATTGTTGTGTGTTGTCATAATGACATTAAATTAGAAAAAAATTGGGGAAAAAAACTTTTAAGTGACTTTTCTAATAATCTGGAATTTGGTATAATTGGAAAAGCCGGATCATGTTATTTTCCCAAGTCCGGGGTTTATTGGGAAAAAATGAACCTAACAATGGTTGGTCAAGTATATCATCATCCACCAGGTCAAAACAAATGGTTAAGTAAATATTGTCCAAAATTTCCATTTTTAATCCCCGTAGTTACAATTGATGGGTTATTTATTAGTTTTGATAAAACTAAAATTAAACATAATTTTGATGAGACAATTGGTAAGTTTCATTTCTATGATCATTTATTCTGTATCCCAAATTATATGGACGGAGTTAAAATTGGTGTGTCCTCTTCATTTGAGATTACACATGAATCTGTTGGTCAACCAAATCAAGAATTTTGGGAAAGCAAAGAAAAGTTTCTTGAAAAATGGAAACATGTTTTACCAATTGATTTAAAGCCTTCACACCCATATCTCAATGAAAATAATAAGTCAAAACAAATAAAAAACCAACCCAAAGTTGCCGTTATTATACCAACTAAAAATAATATAAATTTATTAATAAATTGTTTGAATTCTTTTTTCAAAAATTGTGACCCAGATTATTTTGAAATTTTTATTGCAGATACAGGATCTTCTGATGACGAATTAAATGAAATAAAAAAGTATATCCAAAAAGAAAATAATATAAATTTGTTATTATATGATTATTATAATTTCTCTAAAATTAACAATGATGTTGTTAAAAATCATTTATCTGATAAATTTGAGTATTTATTGTTCTGTAACAATGACATAGTTTTATTGACTGATGTAATTTACAATTTGATTACTATTTTTAAAAACCATAAAAATGTTGGAACTGTTGGTTGTAGACTTCACTATGAGGATAATACCTTACAACATCAGGGGATAACAATTTTTTTGAAACAAAATGTTAAACAAATATCTGTTGATCATTTTGGAAAAAATAGTTATTACAATTTTGATACGACAACTAAACATGTTTTGGGTAATACTGCCGCATTAATGATGATTAGAAAAAACACATTTGAAAAAATTGGAGGTTTTGATGAATCATTAAGACATTGTTTCGAAGACGTTTTATTAAATTTAAAGTTGACGGTTTCAGGTTATAGTAATTATTATTCTCCTGACTCTGTTGCTTACCACCTTGAGTCTGCCTCAAGAGATATAAAAACAACAAATAATGAAATGATTCAAGATTACAATAATATATTGGTTCCATATATTAAAAATAATTTTGAAAAACTTAAAAAATTTGTATTAATTAATTAAAAAAATATCGTATGAAAATTTTAATCGGTTGTCTCTTATTTCGTGAATTTACTGGTTCCGAGATGTATGTGTTCGAACTTGCTAAAAACTTACAAAAGTTAGGGTGTGATGTCACCATCACCTCACCTCATATTGGTGGACCACTAACAGATTTGGCCCTTAGTTTAGGAATAAAAGTTCACAATATCAAAGTTCCATTTATAAACAAAAATTACGATATTATTCACTCACAACATTATCCCGTAACTCAAACTTTACTCAAGTTATTTCCAAAAAATAAAATGATTTGTACAATTCATTCTGAGGTAATTTCCCTAGAAAACCCAATTATTCACGAAAACATCAAAAAATACATCACAATCAGACCAGAAATTCAAAATCATATTATAAAAAACTTTTGGATTCCTGAAAATAAAACATGCGTGATTTACAATCCAATTGATACCAACAAGTTCAATATGAATGATACAACATCTGGTAATTATACATTATTCGTTGGCACTATAGATTATTTGAGACAAAATACTATTAGAGATCTTGTAGATAAAACAAAGTCCGAAAACAAAGAATTATATTTAGTAGGAAAAAATCATGCAAATTATTTGAATGAAATTTTATCTAATCACCATGTCAAACATTTCAACCAGACCTATGATGTGGAAAAATTTGTAAAAAATTGTGGTGAAACTGCTGGTATTCTTCTGGGTAGAACCACAATCGAAGGATGGTTATGCGGTAAACCTGGATGGATTTATGATATAGATTCAAACGGATCGATCAAAAATAAAACACTACACCAAGTACCAAATAATTTAGAAATATTTAATTCAGAAATTGTTGCCCAACAAATAAAAGACGAATATTTAAAAATCTTGTAAATGAAAATATTAATTTGTTTTGGAACAAGACCAGAATGGTTAAAAATAAAACCTTTATTAACCGTTTTTAATAAGAAAAATTATGATCTTCTTTTTACTGGTCAACATCAGGACTTACTGACGGATATTGATTTTGATTATGAAATTAATATTTTTTCCAAAAATAATAGACTCGATGATATTTTAATCTCTTGTATGTCGAATTTCCCGAAACAAAAGTATGACTATGTTTTAGTTCAGGGAGACACTGGATCTGCTTTGGGATGTGCTCTCGCGGCATATAATAGAAAAATTAAAATAATCCACTTAGAAGCGGGATTAAGAACTTATGATGATAAAAATCCTTATCCGGAAGAATCCTATAGACAACTTATTTCTAGAATTTCGGACATAAATTTGTGTCCAACTGAACTTTCACTAACAAATCTTAATAATGAGAAAGTTAAAGGTAAATCCTTTGTGGTCGGTAACACAGTTTTGGATAATCTTTATGAAACAAAAAAAAACTCAACATACGGAAACAAAGTTCTCATAACCTTACATAGAAGAGAAAATCACGAAATAATGGAAACCTGGTTCAAAACTTTAAATAATTTGAGTGAAAAATTTAGTAACCTTGAGTTTATATTCCCAATTCATCCAAACCCAAATGTCAAAAAATTTGAAACGTTGTTAAGTGATAACATTAAAGTTATAGAACCTCTGGAACATAAAGAACTTGTGAATCTTTTATTAAATACAAAATTTGTAATTACTGATAGTGGTGGAATACAAGAAGAGTCGTCATTCTTGAATAAAAAGGTTATTGTATGTCGTAAAACAACAGAGAGGCCCGAGGGAATTGAAACCGGTCATATTCATTTATGCGAATCACCAGACCGACTAATTGAAATGGTTTACAAAATAGATTCAAATTATTATATTGATAATGTGTGCCCCTACGGAGATGGTCAGTCTTCGATAAAAATTTTAAATATTTTAATAAATGATTACAGTAATATTGAACGGATATAAAAGATCTTCTCATTTTAACAACCAATTGAACGCAATTAGAAATCAAACAATGAAGCCTAGTCAGATTCTTTTTTGGCAAAACAAAGGTGAGGATTTTGATAAAAGTCTAACAGAACAAACAATCCACGCTAGTTGTAATCATAATCTTGGTGTTTGGGCGAGATTTGCATTTGCACTCAACGCAAGGACAGAATACGTTTGTGTTTTTGATGATGACACAATTCCAGGAAAAAAATGGTTGGAAAATTGTTATAACACTATTCAAACCCATGATGGTCTATTAGGCACAATTGGAGTCAAGTTTCATGATTCTAAAAATTATGTAAAACATACAAGGGTTGGTTGGGACAAACCAAATGAAAATACTGAAGTAGTCGATATCGTTGGGCATTCTTGGTTTTTCAAAAGGGAAGATCTTTCAGTATTTTGGCGTGAGTTACCAGATATAACCCATAGTCCGATTGTCGGTGAAGACATGCATTTTTCGTACATGTTGCAAAAGTATACCAACAAAAAAACTTATGTCCCTCCACACCCAATTTTAGATTCTGAAATGTGGGGAAGTAACCCCAAATCTGCTTGGCAAATTGGTACTGACTCTGTTGCAATTTCTCGTAACCCATCAAACATGAATATAATGAACGATTGTTTTGTGAATTATGTCAATAAAGGTTTTAAATTGTTAAAAAATGGATAAATTTGATTCCGACTTTGATTTTTTTTGGGATAAAATAAATTCTAATGAAAATTTTACTTTTGCTCGATATGCAGATGGTGAAATATTGTTAATGAAAGGTCTGACTGTTGGTTCAAACACTCAGGCATATAATGTAGATAAATGGTCAAGTGGGAACGGAATATCTAAAGTCGGAAAAGAACTTTTAAATTCCCTGAACCATCAGGAAGACAATTATTACTATGCAATTTCCTCAAAAACCGATAATCCAAGTGACTATAGTTTTTTAGTAAATAATATTAAAAACACCCAAAATTTAACATTTGTAAATCTTTGGATTAATAATAATTATAATAGATCAAAAGAAAAATACCAATCTTTGAAAAGACCGGTCAATATGATTTGCAACGAAAATGCAAAAATAGAAAATTTCCCCTTTCCGATTAAAAGTTTAACTTATTTTCCTAATGACTGTATAAATTTTTGGGAAAAAAACTCCGATAAATACTTGAGGGATCTCTATGAAAAGTTTTCCAATGTTGAAGACAATTTGTTTTTTATTTCTTGTGGTCCGGTTTCTGAAATAATAATTGATTATTTGTACAGAGCGTTCCCAAACAATACTTATATAGATGTTGGGTCATCAATTGATGAATTTGTTCACGGAAAAAAAACTAGGCCATATATGTTCGATAATACGATATATAGTAAAATGAAATCTTATTTCGATTAAATGAAAGATTTAGTTATATTAATACAGGGACCATCTTCAAATGTCAAACAACTTAAATCACTTTGGTCCGATTTTCCAGTTCTTTGGTCTACCTGGACAGGTCAGGAAAATAATTATAACGATTCAGACATTACTCTTTTTAACACTTTACCGTCTAACCCAGGACAAAAAAACATAAATTTACAAAAAGTATCGACTTTGAATGGTATAAAACTTGCTCGAGAACTTGGGTTTTCTAGAGTTTTAAAATGGAGAAGTGATCTTATACCTACTAATACAGTAAAATTGGTAAACTGTTTGGATAAAGAAAAAATAAATTTTCTTACCTGGCATTCTTCGTGTAATTATTTTGTTGATTATTTTATGGAGACCACAATAGATGAGATGGAAAAAATTTGGTCATTTGATAATTTGAGTAATCTAGTACCCGAAGAAACAATAACTGAACAAATACTGAAAATTGAAAATAAAAAATATAATTATATATTAGATTATTTATCAGATGATTGTGAAATTTTTTGGACAAAGTATAATATAAACCTTTCTTCTTATAAAAAAGAAAGTTGTTACATGTTGAATAGACCATAATGAATGTTAAACTAATAATTTTTGATCTGGATGGTGTTTTGGTAGATGCTAAAAACATACATTACGAAACTTTAAACAAATCATTAGGTCTGATCGATAGTAGATTTGTTATATCTTGGTCTGATCATCTTAGTAAATATGACGGTTTAAAAACAAATCAAAAGTTAGAAATTTTATCTGAAGAACGAGGTTTACCAGTAGAGTTACATAAAATTGTGTGGAAAGAAAAACAAAGATTAACATTGGACTCTTTAGAAAATTTACAAAAATCGGAAAAACTAATATCAGTATTTTCAAAATTGACTGATGAAGGATACAAAATTGCATGTTGTTCAAATTCTATAAGAAAAACTGTTTTAACAGTCCTATCAAAGTTGGGGATAATACAATTCTTTGATTTAATTTTGTCTAACGAGGACGTACAAAATAGTAAACCTCACCCTGAAATATACTGGTCAGGTATTGCTAAGTTAGGATTTTTACCAGAAGAAACCCTTATAGTTGAAGATTCTCCTCATGGACTGTTGGCGGCATCTCGAAGCAAATCTCACGTTTTTCGAGTTTTATCTCCTGAGGAGGTTACATATGAAAATATTATTAATAAAATAAACAAAATAAACCAAACAAAAGTTATGAAAATTCCGAAATGGGTTGATAATAATTTAAATGTATTAATTCCTATGGCCGGAGCGGGGTCAAGATTTGAACAATCTGGGTATACCTTTCCAAAACCACTAATAGATGTTAATGGCGAACCAATGATTAAAGTTGTGACAGAAAATTTAAATATAGATGCAACTTTTATTTATATTGTTCAAAAAAAACATAGAGAAAAATATAATCTTGATACTTTATTAAGTTTAATATCACCAAATTGTAAAATTATTGAAGTTGATGGACTGACAGAAGGGGCCGCATGTACTTCTCTTTTGGCAAAAGAATTAATTAATAATGATCAACCATTATTAATGGCTAACTCAGATCAATTTATCGAGTGGGATTCAAACGAATTTATTTATAAAATGAATGAGACAGAATCAGACGGAGGAATCGTCACATTTAAATCTTCTCACCCGAAATGGTCATTTGCAAAAATAGACCAAAGTGGGTTTGTAATTGAAGTTGCGGAAAAAAAACCAATTTCTGACATTGCGACTGTTGGGATTTATTATTGGAAAAAGGGATCTGATTATGTGAAATACGCCGAACAAATGATTTCTAATGACATACGTGTTAATAATGAATTCTATGTTTGTCCGGTTTTTAATGAGGCAATTAACGACGGTAAAAAAATAAGAACTTTCAATGTTGACAAAATGTGGGGTATTGGCACACCGGAAGATTTAAATTATTTTTTAGAAAATTATAAGTAATGGTTATTTTTTATAAAAATTATAAGAGAAGTGAAAGAACATTTTTATCTATTCAATCAGTAAAACACCTTTTTCCTGAATTGGATGTTAGATGTTTGTTTCTTTATGATCAAACCTATGACGAATACTCAAATGTAATTTCTAAATTCGAGTCTTTAGGAATCAAATGTTATGGTGATCAAAAAAAATATAACTTTAACGAAATCTCGGGTGCCGGAAGTGAATATAATGGGTTTTATTTCACAGAAGGGATTAATAAAATACAAAATATTATGTGTAAATTTGATGGTAAATTATTAGTTTTGGACGAAGATTCCTATTTTACAACTGGTATTACTATTAAATTTTTATTAGAAGAACAATATGATTTAGCATATTGTAATTGGCCATCACCCACCCTTAAACATCCGATTGGAATAAATGGAAGTGTGATATCCTTTAACCCCAAAAAAATTATGAATGTTTTTCCCCTTCCGGAAAAAAAAGAATATATTGAGGATTTATTAGGAGTTAATTTGTATGATAAGTGTTTATCACAAAACTTTAAAGTAGTTAAAATTCCAACAAGAGATTACGTAAATTATTTTGAAGACGGTAGGCATACAAATGATATTAATGAAATAAAAAATGATTTAATAAAATATAAAATTGAATTTAAAGAATTATGAAAAAATTATATACTGGGGGTACTTTTGATTTGTTTCATTATGGACATATTAATTTTCTGAGACAATGTTCTCTTTTGTGTGATCAAGTCATTGTATCTTTGAACACTGACGAATTCGTGTCGTCTTATAAAAAATCTCCACCTATTTTGTCTTACAAGGAAAGAGAATTATCTCTTAGAAGTTGTAAATACGTTCACGATGTTATACCCAATATTGCTAATCATGATAGTAAACCATCTATAATGTTAGTGAAACCAGACATAATTGCAATTGGTGATGATTGGGCAAAAAAAGATTATTATTCACAAATGCAATTTTCTCAAGAATGGTTAGATAATAATAATATACTTTTAGTTTATTTATCATATACTTCTGGTATCAGCACTACTGATATTAAAAACAGAATAAAATCTTCTTTTGAAAAATGATTTTTTTAATTTCACATCGAGGAAATATCAATGGTAAAATTAATGAATTAGAAAATAATCCCAATTATGTTGACAAAGCGTTACGTTTGGGTTATGATGTTGAAATAGATATATGGGTAATTGAGGGTCAAATTTTCTTAGGTCATGATGAACCTCAATATCAAGTTTCAATAGACTGGTTATATAAAAGAAAAAATGAATTGTGGATTCACTGTAAAAATATTGAATCTATTGAATACTTTAATAAATTGATGGGTACTTACAATTATTTTTGGCACCAAGAAGATACTGTAACTTTAACTTCTAAAAATTTCATCTGGGCATACCCAGGTAAACAACCAATAAAAAATAGTATTTCAGTATTGCCAGAACTATTCAATGATGATGTTTCAAACACGATTGGAATCTGTTCGGATTATATCGAAAAATATAAATCAATTTGATATTATGAATGAAATTGCAATAATTATACAAGGACCATTGATTATAGACGATTTATATCAAAAACAAGTAAATATCTTACCGAAACAACTTGAAAGTTTTTGCGATTTCCCAAAACAAATAATATTTTCAACTTGGGAACATTATAAACAAGAAAATTTACCTGTCGATGAATTTAATTTTATATTCAATGAACTACCCCCAGAACATGGACAGTTAAATTTATGGTTACAAAAAAAATCAACGATTGAAGGTTTAAAAAGGGCAAAAGATTTAAATTTCAAATACGCACTGAAACTGAGATCAGATATGGTATTGTCAAACCCTGGAAGATTTTTTTCATTAATGAACTTGGAAAAGTTAAATTTTTTGTGTTGGAATCATCATCAATCTTATGTAGGTTTACCTGGTTACTTGACCGATTTTATTATGTTTGGAGAAATAGATGAGATGATAAAACTGTGGGAAATTGATGAGGATTTTGCAAATGGTCCAGAGATTATGATGACAGAAAATTTAATTAAAAATTGTAATAGTGATATTGAGTATTTTTTAAATAAATTAAGTGAGGATTGCGACTTGTTTTGGGTCAAAAATCAATTTAATTTTTCAATTTTTCCATTGAATAAACCTAAACCCACGGTTTGTAACAAACCTTGGTATGTTTTTTCAGAAACAAAGGAATATCTTAATAAAAATTATTTAAACTGTTTTAATCGATAAAAATGATTCCTCAAATTTTGTATACAAATAAAAATTGTGAAGATGTATGGCAAATTTTTTATGACCAAAATAAAAAATTCTATAACGGTGAACTTTATGTCATAACCGACAAAGATGAGTTTCTTGATGTTGATCAAAACAAAATTTATACATATAAAAACTCCGAACCATATTGGCAAGTTTGGGTAAGTGCTCTTGAAAAATTTGGTGTGGAAAATTTTATTTATCTCCAAGAAGATTTTATTTTATATGATTATGTTGATGAAAAAAAAATTATCGAACTTCAAAATGTTTTGAATTCGTCGGATTATTCATTTGTACGACTTATAAAGTCTGGTAACCTTAACAATAAAAAAATTGAAAATAACTTGTTTGAAATAGAATCGAACAATCAAGATATTTTTTCTATGCAACCAACAATTTGGAAAACTAAAGATTATTCTAAATTAATGTCTGGGGTTAAAGAAATAAAATGGTTAGAAAATTATAAATATAGAGAATTTATGGTTGATAAAAATATGAAAGGATTGTATTATTATAATGAAGAAAAAAAAAGAGGTCTTAATCATTATGATAGTTCTATCTATCCATATATCGCAACAGCATTAGTGAGAGGTAAGTGGAATTTAAGTGAATATAATTTTGAGTTAAAACCACTTCTAGAAAAATATAAAATTGAAATTAATTTAAGAGGAATATTTTAAAATGTTAATAGATTTAAAACACGTTCAAAAAAAGTATAACTTGAATATAAATGGGGTGATTCATGTTGGTGCTCATTTTGGGGAAGAACACGAAACTTATTTAGATATGGGTATAGATAAAATAGTCTATTTTGAACCAGTAAATAAAACTTTTAAAGTCCTTGAAGAAAGAATAAAAGACTTTCCGTTGTTTAATTGTGCGTTAGGTTCAACTGAAATGACAACAACAATGTTTATTGAGGACGAAGACAAGTTTGGATGTTCGTCAATTCTGGAACCTAGTGACAACTATATCGGACATGCGTTGTTTTCAGAAAAACAAATTGTGCAGATCAAGACTTTGGATTCATTTGAATTTTCAGATTTTAATTTTTTAAATATTGATGTTCAAGGTTATGAATTAGAGGTATTAAAAGGATCAAAAGAAACTTTAAATAATATTGATTATATTATGTGTGAAGTTCATCGTAATGTAAAAGAAAAAAATTTGGACTATATTAATTCACCATTGATAGAGGATATTAATAACTTTTTGAGTGACTTCGGATTCGTTTTATGTGAACAAAATTGGGCGGGCATAAGTTGGGGTGATGCATTTTATATAAAAAAATAGATATGATAGAAATAGTAAATTTTAATGGTAAGACTTATCCCATGTTTCAAACAAAAGGATTTGCATCAAAATATTGTTTTCCTTTTGCAAAGGAAGTCTGTACAGGCACTGGATATGATATTGGATGCATGAAAGAAGAATGGTCTTTACCTGGATCAATACCGATAGATCTTTCTTTTGATGATGATTATCATGCAAACAACTTACCTGAAGGTGAAGTTGATTACATATTTAGTTCTCATTGTTTAGAACACATAAATGATTGGGTGGGAACTCTAAATTACTGGGACACTAAAATTAAAAATGGTGGAGTTATTTTTTTGTACCTACCAGATTACTCCCAAGAATATTGGAGACCTTGGAATAACAGGAAACATTTTAATATACTCAAACCTGAGTATCTGATGGATTATTTCAAAAACAAAAATTATAGAAAAATATTTGTTTCTGGAATCGATCTGTATAACAGTTTTATGGTAATGGTTGAAAAATGAAAAAAGTATTGATTCATCAACCATACAAGTATGGGGACTTCATCAATTTAATACCTATGGCTCAAAAATTAAAAAATTTGGGTTATCAGGTTGTGTTCCCACACTCTAGACATACTCAAGATCTTGTGGAATATTTGGAAGGTATTGAAACCTTTGAAATAGGTCCTACCGATATCTCAACTAGTAAGAAATATTGCCTAGAAAACGATGCTATTTTAGTTGATTGTCAATTTTCTGATAATTACAATAGTTTATGTACAGTACATGGCGGTAATTTATTTATAGAAGAAATTAAATACTATGTTGCGGAAGATATTCTAAAGTGTGGTTTGAAATATGAAGAAAAATATAATCTAGTTTGGAATAGAAATTATGAGAGGGAGGAAAAATTGAAAAAAATTTTGAAAATTGGTGATAATGAAAAATACAGTATTTCTCATCTCGTGGGTGATAATGGTCGTTTTGGAAAAATTCCAGATGAGTTTACAAGTACAAAAATTATTGAGGTGAAGAGAATAAATGGTTTTTCTTTGTTCGATTGGTTTCCAATTATAATGAATGCTGAAAACATATTTACAATTCAAAGTTCCGTTCAATGTTTTGTAGATTGTATTAAAAAACAACTAAAACATAAAAACTTTTTTTTACTAAACGACTCTGTGGAAAAAGATCGTCTTTTGGTACCGGCATATGACTGGAACACATCGTATTTTGTAAATAAAAGATTAAGATAATGATATGAAAAAAATTTTAATACTAGGTGGCGGTGGATTTATTGGTGGTCATTTAGCAAAAAAATTACACCAACAGGGAAATTTTGTTAGAGTTGTTGATTTAAAACAACATGAATATTTTAATCAAAAAGAATTTTGTGGAGAATTTATCCAAGGTGACTTAAGAGATCCAAACTTCGTCTCAGTTGTCATGTTTGGACCAAATCAAAATTCTATTGAAGATCAAGAAAATTCATTTGATGAGGTGTATCAACTTGCTGCGGACATGGGTGGTGCCGGATATATCTTCACCGGAGAAAACGATGCGAATGTCATGCATAATTCTGCAACGATAAATCTAAATGTTGCGTATTATGCTTCAAAATTTAACGTTAAAAAAATATTTTATTCTTCTTCCGCATGTATGTATCCTGAACACAATCAATTGGATCCCAATAACCCAAATTGTGAAGAATCGTCTGCATATCCGGCAAACCCAGATAGTGAATATGGATGGGAAAAACTATTTAGTGAAAGACTTTATTTTGCATTTAATAGAAATTATGGTCTTAATGTTAGGGTCGCTCGGTTCCATAACATTTTTGGTCCATATGGAACGTGGACTGGAGGTAAAGAGAAGGCACCTGCTGCAATGTGTAGAAAAGTTTCTGAGTGTAATGAGTCTGATGAAATAGAAGTTTGGGGGGATGGTAGTCAAACTAGGTCTTTCCTATATATTGATGATTGTTTGAATTCTATAGAGAAGATGATGAACAGTGACTTTATGGGTCCAGTTAATATTGGTTCTGATGAAATGGTTACAATCAATGAACTTGCCAAAATGGCAATCGAAATTTCTAATAAAAATTTAAAAATCAAAAATATCACGGGTGAGGAATTTTTAGATAAGTATGGATTTAAATGTCCAATAGGTGTTATGGGAAGAAATTCTGACAACACCCTTTTTGAACGTATGATTTCAGAAACAAATTATAATTCTTTATATGATGGTATGCTTAAAACATACCAATGGATTAATAATAACGTAAACAAATTAAATGAATAGAAGAAAGCCAACACAAAATGATGATACAGTCAAACCTTTTACCAAAAAAGATTTGATAAACTCAATTGTCAAAAAAAAATCCAAAAATAAATTTTTGACAAACAATCAAAAAGAATATTATGATTCTTTGATCCAAAACCAAATAACTATTTGTTCCGGACCTGCTGGAGTGGGTAAAAGTTATGTCGCAATGAAAGCGGCAATCGATTTATTGGTTGACCCCAATAATTCTTATGAAAAAATTATTATTGTAAGACCAGCAGTTGAGGCGGAAGAAAAGTTAGGGGCTTTACCAGGAAATTTAGAAGAAAAACTAGATCCTTATATTTTTCCCTCTTATTATTTGTTGAATAAAATTATTGGTAAGGAATCAAGAGAAAAATTAAAGGAACATGAAATAATAGAAGTATTTGCTTTGGCGTATATGAGAGGTATGAATATTGATAATTCAATTTTGATTTTTGAGGAAGCCCAAAACTCAACACCTAATCAGATGAAACTACTTCTTACTAGAATTGGATTTAATAGTAAATTTTTTATATCTGGAGATCTCGAACAAACCGATCGATACAAAGACATCCGTCATTCTGGTCTTTATGACGCGATTACCAAATTCAATTTTTTAGATGATATAGGTATATTTGAATTTGGTCAAAATGATGTTGTTAGAAACCCACTTATTACAAAAATTTTAAGAAAATATGATGAGGATAGGAATTGAAATTAATGGTGTTCTTCGAAATACTTTTGAAAAGATCAAACATGTTTACCAAAAAAATTTAATTGACTCTCAAACTATTGAGTCACAACCTACGTACAATATTGACATATCGGGGGATACTCAAGATTTAATTACTAATGAAGATTTCAAATATGAAATATTAAGTGAAGAAGAATCTTTCGATTTAGAAAAAATGTATAAGTTTCAAAATAAAGAAGAACTTTATTCATTTTTATATGAAGAATATACAATGGAAGTTTTTGGACATGCTCCATCAACAGAAATGAACACGTTTAATGTCTTAAACGAATTTTATTTGGAGTTTAGAGACAATTATGATATATCAATTGTTTCTAACGAAATAGGAAAATCAAAACCTTCATCCCTTTTTTTCTTATCCAAATTCGGAATGTTGATAGAAAAAATCTTTTTTTACAGTGAAATTACAAAAAAAACCATGTGGGACTCAATTGATGTTTTACTTACTGCGAATCCATACTTATTATTAGAAAGACCAGAAAATAAAATTGTTATAAAGTATGTTACAAATTATAACAAAGATATCCCTTCTGATTATGAAATAACTTCATTATCAGAACTAAAAGAAATAATTAAAAATATAAAAAATGTTTGAAATTTTAGGTGAAAATTATTACATTGATTTGGTAAAAATTAATGATTCCGTCACATTCAACGACTTGAGTGGCGAAACACAAATTGCGGTAGTTAAATATGAAACAATTAAATTGATGGTAGAATTGGTATGTAGTGAGGTGGAAAATATCGATGAAAAAATGAGAATGAAAAGTACGGAACTTTCTATTCCTTTTAAGTTGGCATTTAACACTCTTTTAATGCATAAAATAATAAATAAATTATAATATATGAACAGTGAACAAATTCAAAAATTAGAAAAATCCATTAGTAATATGGAAGAAAAAAGGGCTAGGATTTATTTCTTAGTACAAGACACAAAAGGTAATGCTAAAGCATCCGTGAGGTACATTTACCAAATGGCATACACATTATTCGAGAGTGGTTACAATTCGATTATTCTTCATGAAAAACCCGAATACTCCGGTGTTTCGGATTGGTTAGATGAAAAATATATGACAATGCCTCATAATTCAATTGAGGGTACTAATCTAGAAATTTCCCCGGAAGATTTAATTATTATTCCTGAAATCTATGGATTCGTTATGGAACAAATAACTAAGTTACCATGTGGTAAAATTGTACTATGTCAAGCATACGATCACGTTTATGAAACTTTACAACCGGGTCAAACTTGGTCCCAGTTAGGTTTCTTTAAATGTATTACAACATCAGAAAAACAAAAAGAATATCTTGAAACAATGATGAGAAATGTTTCCTATGAAGTTATTCATCCATTTATTTCAGATTCGTTTCAAAAAAACCCTTTACCCCCAAAAACAATTATTTCAATCTATACAAGAGATCATAGAAATACAACAAATTTTATTAAAATGTTTTACAGTAAATTTCCTCAATATAGATGGATTACATTTAGGGATATGAGAGGTCTTTCTGAATTAGAATTTGCACAAGGGTTGAAAGATAGTTTTTGTTCAGTATGGATTGATTCCCCAAGTGCATTTGGTACTTTTCCACTTGAATCTATGAAAATGGGTGTACCTGTTATTGGGTTAACTCCTAGCATGGTTCCTGAGTGGATGAAAGAAGAAAATGGTATTTGGATTAATAATCAAAACTTGTTGTTGGATGTCCTTGCCGACTTTATTCAAAACTGGTTAGAGGACAATATTAATCCAGATCTTTATGATCAAATGTCTCAAACGGTAGAACCTTACTCTAGTGAAGAAACTTTCAAAACTAGTGTCTTATCTTTGTTTGAAAAAATGATGGTAACTAGAATTGAAAACTTTAAAAATCAACTAACTAAATTTGAAACAGTAGAATAATATGAAAAATAATAACACAATTTCGGTAATTTTACCAATTAAATCTTCAATGACTGGGTTTTTTGAAGATTATTTTAAAAAATGTATTGAGTCAATCAAAATTCAAAAAGTACCTTTTGATGAGGTAATTATCGTTCACACTGATGAAACGGCACTTGTGGAATTTTTGGATTCTTATGATTTTGGTGATTTGCAAACTAAACGATTCGTTTGGACTGAAGAGGCAAATTTTTGCGAACAAGTAAATTATGGAGTCAAAAATTCAACATCAAAATGGGTTTCCATTTTAGAATTCGATGATGAGTACTCAAATATTTGGTCTAAAAATGTAAAAGAATATATGAACCATTATCCAGAAGTCCAAGCATTCCTCCCAATAGTGGTTGATGTTGATGAAAAAGGAGTTTTTGTAGGGTTTACAAATGAGGCATGTTTTGCCGCAAACATTACACAAGAACTTGGTGTGTTAACTAATGAAGTTTTACAGACATATCAAAACTTTCAAATTTCAGGAATGGTTATTCAGAAAGAAATGTATGAAAAATATGGTAAACTAAAGTCTAACATAAAACTTACTTTTGGTTATGAATTCTTTTTGAGAATGACACAAAATTCAGTCAACTTCATGACAGTTCCGAGAATAGGATATAAGCACACAAATTTCAGAAACGGTTCTCTTTTCTGGAATTACAAAAATGGTACTGAAAAATTATATGAAGACGAAGTTAGGTTTTGGATTGATTCTGCAAAAAAAGAATATTTCTTTACAGAACAAAGAGATATAAATTACGAACCTCAAGAAATTTAATGTCAGATGAATTAGAAATAAATAATGATCTGAATGTTGTAAAAAAGAAAGGTAGAAAACCAAAACAAAACAATTATTTTGATGAAAGAGAAGAAACGGCCGTTAAACTTTATTTAATGGCCACAACCTTCGAAGAAAAAAACAAAATATATAATGAGTTTTTAAGGAAACCTTTGGACAAGATGATATCGTCAATAATAAGACGATACAAATTATATAGAAAAGATATGAATTTCGAAGAGATTCATGTAGACACACATTCCTTTTTAATGACCAAAATAGATAAATTCAAACCATCGAAAGAAAAGAAGGCGTATTCCTATTTTGGTACAATTTGTAAAAATTATCTCATGGGTCAAATAATGAAAGATCAGAAAGAGATGAATCGCAAAATTTCATATGAAGATATCTCATCTGACTTGTTAAATACACCCGATATGATATACCACATAGATAACGACGAACTTACATCTGAAGATGTGATTTATAGATTTTTAAATTTATTAAAAGACACTCTAGAAGAACCAAGTCTAACTGAACAAGAAGTTAAACTTGGAAGAGCGATTCAAGATATTTTTGAAAATTATACTTCAATATTTTTTGATTCCAGTAACAATAAGTTCAACAAAAACATTATTTTGTTTGAGTTAAGAGAGATGACAAACCTTTCAACTAAAGAAATTAGGGGATCAATTAAAAAATATAAAAAAATCTATAATCAAATGTTACAAGAACTTTTGAGATAAAAAGTATTTATAGTTAATATGGCAAGACCGGTAAAAAAACAAATTAATTTATCCAAAGATTCGATGTTATCTTTGATGCAAGAAATTTACAATGAATTGGTAGAACAAAGATCAACAGCAATAAGAATTCAAAATAAAATGTTGACAATGATGAAAGAACCGGAGGATATGACTCTTATTGGTCCAGTAATTGAAAAACAACAAAAAATTATAAACGATTGTGTTGAAAAAAAATTGACTTTATCTAAATTACAATCACAAATGTGGCAAAAATCTCAAGATAAAGAAGAAGATTTTACTTTATCTGATCTTGATTTAGATGACAGTACCTTCAAAAGTTTAATCGAGAAAGATATTTCTTCAGATAATAAATTAAAAATGTAATTTAAATGGCTCTAGATAATCAACAGGGTTATACGGATATCAAAAAAAAAACTACCTTAAGTCAAAAGTACAGAAAGGTCAAAAAAGATATTAAGGATTTAGAAAAAAAAACCGGAAATAACTTTGAAACTTGGGCTGGTGGTGTTGAAACAAAATATGGAAAATATGGTGCACAAAAATTAAAAAGTGCTGAAAATTATTTAAATTACCAGAAAAAAAATCTTAAAACACAATTTGATGAATTATTAGATATTAAATTTTTGTCTGCGGAGTCCGGTGACACCAAATCAATGAAATATCTTAAAAAAACTTTTTCTGCCGCATTAATAGAACTCAAACCAAAAATCGAAAAGATTCTGGCAGAACTTATGGTTAAAACTTTGGGTTGTGATCAGGATTCTAGTTTTCCCGCAAATACTTCGGTATATATCAAAGTCAAATCAATTGACTTATTAAATCTACTCAAAGAAGAACCTGATTCGTTAGTGGGTCAAGTATGTTATGAATCGAATCCAATTATCTATCAGAATCAACCCTTCTCGATGAATAAAGAGTTAAGAAATAGAATACAAAACATTAACATACCTTACTCTGCACCATCATTTGGTAATTCCAATTATATTGGTAGTTCTGGACAAGATCTTTTTGATATAACTTATGTGGATAATTATATCAACCCACTAGGTCAAACTGTTGTCGGAGATTTTTTTAAAATTGATTTTTTTCCAAGGTCTAGTAACACAAACAAAATCTCAGAATTTTTAGAAGATTATTTTAAAACAATTGATATTATAGATTATAAACATTTATATGCGAATTTAATACAAAATCTTACAGGATCACTCTCAATCGAGAAAGGAGATGGTGACACCGTCAATGGTGATTTTACCAAAATTATGATTATAATGAAAAGAATTTTTGGTCTTTGTTTTGACGAAACTCAAGAGATTGATGTAAGTGGAATATCTAAGTTATCACAAAGTGATAATATTGATGATTCTTTTTTTGAATTTGACGAAATGGATTTGAAGTACATTGATTTTATTAATTCAAATATCAAAATCAAAGTGGTTGAATTCGAGGAATGTCAAAACGTGAAACTAACAGTTGATTCCAATTCACTTTTAACTGCGGTCAATAACCTAACATATTTTCCTGGACAAAATAATAATAACCAACTTAACGATGCATCAGAGGAACTTACAGAAACTATGAAAAATAGTTTTTTTCCTTTCGAAATTAATTTCGATGAGACTTTTCTCAAAGAATATCCAAGAGCACTTGTCATGACAATACTTTCACCTAAAACACTTTTACCTCTTATTGCTTTAGGTAAATCTTTGGGTCAGGATTTATATGATGATGTCCAATCCTTTGTAGATTTTGCAAAAAAATTCAAAACATTTTTTGTTGCATTTGTTTCAAAAGTTGGGGCTGAGTTTGTTAGAATAATTTTTAATCTAATAAAAAAAGATATTTTATCTTTATCTCAAGTTATTTTAACAGATATAAATGATGAGATACGTAAGAAAAAAGAAGTTTTAGTTCTGGCATTAATTGCAATTGCAGTGAAACTTGTATCTGATTTCAGAAGTTGTAAGAGTGTTATAGATGAACTTTTATCTATATTAAATTTAGTCCAAAAAAATCTTGAGAAGAAAAAAAAACCACTACCATATGCTTTAGTGAAATCCTCACAAGTTCTTCAGGGATTTTCAAAAACAAGAGCGGTAATAAATGTTATAGAACAATTTGATAAATTAGGTCTTCCTACAGACCCTATGCCCGATGGAAGTCCTAATTTAATGTTGGCAGCAGTCGATGCTATAATTGGAGGTATTGACAAAGAAGAAACACAAAATGGTCAAGTACAAGTTGCAATAGACCCATTAAGTTTAACTCCAATAGGAACAACAATACCTCAAGTTATGTTCGGTAAAAAATTATAATATGGAAAAAGATAAACAAATTGTAAGAGCACAAGACGTTGCGGAAATAGTTAAAAATTTCACAGACAAATCAAATAGAGATTTGAGAATCGCAATGGAATTTTTAAAAAAAGAATTTGAATTTACAAAAGATAATATTTTAAAATTAACTGATCATTTTGAAAAAGTTAAAAATGATTATAATACTGTTTTAGAAGAATTTAACAAACGGAATGGAGCAAGTTAAAAATATAAGAATAGGTAGAGTCTTAAATAATCAAGATCCATTACTTCTTGGTCGTTTGAGAGTTTATGCCCCCGATGGTGATCCAAAAGAATATTTGGAAATTCCAAAGTCCGAGTGGTGGACTTCAAAGGACCCTTTGATTCATATACCTCTAATCCCATACCATTTACATATTACACCCTCAGAAGATGAATATGTTCACTTAATTTATTCAACGGATAGAGAACCATATGATAGTAATAAATTTTACATTCCAGGACCAATAAGTCGCCCGTGGAGGAATTTAAAAGATACATTCAACGGGTCACAAGCAGTTTTGTCAAACGGAAATAATTTACAACAAGCATATCAACCTCTGGATTCAACTACCGGGAAAGTAAACGTTGACATCGAAGGGGTCTATCCCAAACCAATTGATAACGCAATCCTTGGTCGTGGTACCAGTGATGTAATTTTGACTCAACAGGATGTATTAATAAGAGCAGGAGTCACATTACCCAGTCAAAACCCCGAACTTCCAATTATTAAAAATGATAAAAGAAGTTTTCTACAAGTCTCAACCTTTCCATTAGAAACTATTAGTACAGGAACAGAAACTGCTACTGAACGCACTTTCGAAGACGTAAGTATAAAAAGTTATGTTGAGTGGTATATTACTCCTAATAATAGTTTAGACTATGACGGATATATTAATTTTTATTATATAAATGGTAATGATGAAAAATTTAAAATATCTAACGTAAGTCAGAATGTTAATATTTTAGAAGGACAAAATTTTTTAACAGCATATACAATTAATTTTTCTTCGAAAACACTAGATGAGACCAAAGAATTAATAAATCAATTTATAAAAGGGGTAAATGTTGGTTTTATTAATATAAATGGTTACCCTACATTTACTGTTGAAAATCAATTTCCATTTTTTTACGGATTGGAATATTCAAATTATCTATTACTAACGTCTGACGATACTACTACTTCAAGTATAATAACAAATTTTATTCCCATTAATAAATTAGAACAATTATACCCGAAAGTAACTTTGAATGTTGCATTTCCAGAAACTGGAAATGGTTTGGTAACAAGAAAAAATCCCCCTCAATTAGGAATTATTTATGATGAAAATCAAACCACAATAAATACATTTGGGTCAACACCAACACCAATAACATATTCATTGATGGGTGGAGATCGTGTGTATTTACTATCTCATAGATCTGAAGATAAGTTTAAAGTAGATCTTAAAGATACCTTATATGGAATTCAAGAACCACAATTAGCAACCGATATATATCAAAAAACAAATTCTATGGTTAGAGGAGATGAATTACTATCACTTTTAAATTTGATAGTCAATTTTCTTCTTACCCACGTTCACGCATTTCCAGGTGTTGCACCAATTAAAGAGTATCCTAAAAAAGGGGTGTCTGCGTTGGAACTTGAAACCGTAATTAAAAATGCTCAAAATACCATACTGAACCAAAATATTCGAATTAATTGATATTTATTAAATAAAAGGTAATGTCAATTAATAATTCTTATTTTTCCAAAAATAATACAATACTATATGATAGTTTTACAAATACCGGAAGAAACCCGGTTATGGAATTGTATTATGGAGATGGGGGGATTGCAAATCCAAAAGGGTATTCTAGATTCATATTCGATTTAGATCTCGGTTTGTTGAGAGAAAAAATTGATGATGGAACAATATCAACTGGGTGTACGTCAGCAATGACTCACACTTTACGAATGACAAACACATCTTTTTTTGATAAAGATTTTTTGAACACAACTACTTCGCAAGGAAGACTCAGAGCAACATCTTTTGATTTATTTTTATTTAGAATTCCCTACACTAATTTTGATCCGAACCAACCCCAACTTTGGGATGAGGGTGTCGGGTACGATTATATTGATTCTATAACAAATATCCCAAATGATAAAAATTACTCCGATCGACCTTCGAACTGGTCAGGAAGAACCACAATAGATAATTGGGAAAACCCTGGAATTTATAGTAATACAAATACTGGGATATTCAACTACAATCAATTACAAATAATTGACACTCAACATTTTCAATTCGGTGATGAAAATATCGAATTTGATATGACAACTGAAATCCAGAATGTGTTAGATGGTACAATACAAAATCCAGTAGGTTATGGAATTGCGTATTTACCACAAGTAGAAAATATCACCGGAACCTCCGGAACTTATTCAGTTGAATTTTTTACAAGACACACACAAACATTTTATGAACCTCATCTTTATACAAATTATGATGACTTGATAGAAGATGATAGAAATTTATTTTCCTTGGGAAAAGTAAATAAACTTTATTTATATGTTTATGAGGATGGTAATTTTTTAAATTTGGATCAAAATCCGGTTGTTGACATAACAGGACCAAATTGTCAAGTAATACCCGGTCTATCTGGTCTAACAACTTGTAGAAGATCGAAAGGTGTTTATGAAGTTGTTATTCCACCATTATTAGGTTACTCAGTTCCTTGTACTTTTACAGATACATGGAGAAATATTATATCAAATGGTTTTACCCTTCCAGACATTATAAATCAATTTACAGTTTATCCATTAGCAAAATCTTTTACGATTGGAACTCAATCAAAAGATCCAGTATTATATGGGTTTGATTTTTATGGTATTAAACAAGATGAAAAAATATTAAACACAGATGTAAGAAAAGTTGGGGTTATAATTAAAAAGGCATATACCACAAATCATTTACAACTCAAAGTTGATGCTTATTATCGTGTTTATGTAAGAGAAGGTCAAACGGAAGTTCAAGTACAAGAGTGGACAAAAATTAACAGGACCCCAAATGAGTATTATTTTATCTTTGATACTCGAGATAAAATACCTAATGAATATTTTATTGATATCAAAGTTTTGAGTAGTGGGGAAGTTAACACTTACAAAAAACAAATTAAATTCCAAATAGTGAATAAAAAATAAAAATAAAATATTTATAAATAAAAAAACATGGCAAATTATACCGGACAGAGTTGTATAGATGAAGTAGTTGTAATATTGACTGGTAGCACAGGTTTTACAACCGGACAAATAGTTGGTGGATTTCCTATTGGATCAGGTCCAGGGGCAACACAATGTTATACAATTTTAGGAAATGCATCATTAAGCGAAATTCCAACAATTCAGTTTCAGGGATTGGCATTTTATGAAGATTGTATTGAATGCTATATAGATAAAGAACTTGGTTTTGAATTTGAAGACTGTATAACTGGCGACTTAGAGGTGGTATCGGCAACTAGTCTTGGTTTTGTACCTACAATAGATTTAATTTATCAATTTTCATTAGATGGCTCCGCACCAAGATGTTATATTGCAACAGGTAACGTTGATCCTTTGGGGGTTGATATTACGCCACAATCAATCAATGTTTTTACTAGTTGTATAAATTGTTATAAAAATCAAACAGTGACTGCTGGTACTGAATATACAGTCTGTGTTATTTGTTGTCCTTGTGATTCAGGTTCTACTGTAACAAGTGTGGCTGTACCTCATCCTGTATGGACATCAACAGATGGTAAGGCGGTAGTTCAAAGTAACATGGTCGTTTTAGGTGGACCTAATGGATTAAATAATTAAATATGAGAAATTTAAATTCAATTATTAAAAGAGTAATTAAAGAAACTTTTGAAGATAAACCATCAACTCAAGAAAGAGGGTCTTCAAGATATATGTTCTTTTCAAATTTACAACAAATGAGAAGACAATGTGATATGTTATTAGAATTGGATCATTCTATGATTGAAGAAATTCTTGAAAATGGTCACGACTGGGCTCAGGATCATATCGCGGAAGCAAAAAATAACATGGATCAAGTTTTTGATTTTTTAATGAATGAGACAAAAAAACATGGAATGCAAATGTCAATGAATATTGATGATGAAGATATGGTCATGATGGAAGGTAGAAAAAAAACAGGAACAAAACTTTGTGCCAGAGGTTTAGCATCTGCTAAAGCGAAATATGACGTTCACCCCTCTGCTTATAGTAATGGTCACGCCGTTCAAGTATGCAAAGGAAAAATCAAAGGACTCGACGGAAAAAGAAGGTGTTCAGGTGCGTTTTGTTAAAGAATAAAAGAAATTAATATCTCTTTTTTTGAATTTTATGTTTATCCGTATATTTATTAGTATGGATCAACAATGTAGTAAATGCGGAAAAATAAAATCTATAACTGATTTTTATAAAACTCAAAGAGGAAATAAATGTAAAGAATGTATTTTAAAAGTAACACGAGAATATAAAAGAAAGAAAAGATTAGATCCGGAACACAGAAAAAGAGAAGGGATCTTACAAAAAGAAAGAAGGGTTAGATTGTGGCAAAACACTCTTATTCATGACTCAAAACATAGAAAAATAGAATGTACGTTAACCGTTGACGACATCAATGAAATGATGGAGAAACAAAACGGTCTTTGTCATTGGTTTAAAATACCTTTAATACCTTCCCATCAAAAAAAACATCCACAACAACCATCTTTAGATAGATTAGATAATAATAAGGGATATACTAAAGATAATGTTGTACTATGTTGTTATTCCGCAAACATAGGTAGAAATGAAATTGATTTGGGGACTTGGAGAACTTTTTTGAAATTACTTTTGAATAATTAAATTTTCTTTTTTATATTTGTAAAAACAAAAAAAACAATATGAAAAAAAGTATTCTAAGATTTTACAAAAGATTTAAAGTTTATTTAGGAAAATTAGGACGTTCGAAAGGACTTAAAACTGAAGAATATTTACAAGATCACGAAAAAATCGCATTCCGTATATGTGTAAAACTTATTTCTCACGAGGATTCTGAACTTGTAATTGCACCAATGTCACAAAAAAGATTTATAGTGAATAATACCCTTAATTTATTTTGTACATTAGACTGGGGAAGAATCGAATTGACCAATCATACATTTCATTATGACGTTAAGTTAAGTGGTAGAGATTTCGAAAGAGTTCTTTTCTTATTCGATAAAGAATCAGAAAAAAGAAGATCGGTTACTGAAAGTATAGTTCAAAGTCAAATTAACGACTCACTAATTAAAATATTAAATAAAATTAATAATAGAGTAGAAACTCACTTAAGTTAAAATTATAGATTCCTAAGTATTCTTCTTATAATTTGATCCTCATTCATTTTTTTGGTTTTGTAACTTGTCATAACAGGTTTTTGACCTTTTCCTGATTGAGGATCTTTTTTTTCTGCATTTCTTTTTTGTTGACATGCCGATCTTTTTTGTGAATCACTCATTTTACCTGCAACACCAGAGGCTCTACATTTTGGATATGATCCTGTGTCGGCATCCTTTCTTCCACATGGGGGATGTTTACCATCTACTTTTCTACATATATCTACCCAAGGTCCTTTTGGCTGAGATGACCCTTTTGTTTTTTTCTTTTTACCAAACCATACAGCCAAATCTTCGTTTACCGCATGAACCGGGTATTCTTCCTGATTATATGACCCATCTTTGTTTTTTTCCCAAACCCCGACCGTCCTTTTGATATTATTTTTCAAACTAGGTTTTTTGGCATAATCATTATAATCATGATCTACCTCAATAGAAAAAGGGCTTAAAAAATTTTTTTTCCATTTTTTTAACCCCAATTCAACTGGGCCACTGTATACCCCTGCACTAGTTGATGAATCAACTTCATTGATTGCATTTTCATTTGATTTTAGTTTGATAGTTTCTCGTAAAATGTTTTTTATGACATCATCAATACTTTCAAGTTTTGTCTTAGGTTTTTGTTTTTTGGGTAATTTAATTGGTTTTGCATCTGTATTTTTTTTAGGAAGTGAGTTCATAATACCAGCATCCCCATCCCAGGCAAATTTATCTGGGTGTTTTTTAATATCATTTGTGACTTTTTCTGCCCTTTTTTCTATCTTACTTATCCATTTTGGGTGAGTCGACATATCACCATCTAAACTGTCATAATCAAGTAACGCACTGTCATAGTCATTAAGGATTTCTGTGTAAGGTTTGTTTAACTTATCTCCAAAATCCCGTAACCCGGGAAGTAACGGTGATACATAACTACCTCTAGAAGAACTGGTCGATGTAATTTCGTTTAATATTTTTTTAATAATCTTATTTAACATAGAAAAATAATACCTATACTTATAAATATCATAAAAGTTTAAAAATATGGAAAACTCAAATAATTTGTATGGAAATCTATTCGGAACAATAAATATACTTGATGAAAATCATTTGGAATTAATTTTAACCTCAATGGATGAGGGTCATGCCATTTATTATTTGGTCGAAGCAATTAAAGCCGCTCACAAACGGGGATCCTTCACAATTGGTGAATCTGAAGTTCTATCAAAAGCAATTAGAGTAATATCTAAAAATTCCGAAGAATAAATCATATAAAATAAAAAAGGTCAGACGAATCTGACCTTTTTCTTTATTTAACCTTTAATTGATTATCTCAATTCTTGTAAGTCAAATGTACGTACTCCATCAACTGTGATACGTCCGTAGAAACGGTTGTTAACCATTTTCTTAGCGTATCGTGTCATAATACCTTTGATAGGTGTAAAGTTAAATGGATTGTACATTGTAGGTGTCAATTGTAGAGGTACATACGGTGCGTAGATGTAACCAGTGTCTAACAATGATGTTCCTTTGTGTCCAATCAAAACTTGGTTTGGTGGGAAGTAAGGATCACGGTAAACTTGGTAACGTCCTGCTAAAGTACCTACTCTTTCGATACCCATGTTATATTGATCTTGCTCAGGTGAAGCGTTAGATACGTGGAAGTACTCCAAATCATCAAAAATTGCGGAAACCTCAGATGATACAACGATCCAGTTAGCACCACCACGAAGAGTTGACTTGTGGATTTGTGCGGACAACTGGTTGATTGCTGTGATCAAAGTTTGGTTCCAGTCTTTTTGAGTGTAAGAAGTTGTTTGAGAAATTCTTCTCCATCCGTTGTAATCCCAACGTAAGTTCCAAGCCGCACCTTTACGAAGGTCACGTAGAATTTCACGATCGATTTCAGCAGCCACTTGTTCAGACAACAATGCTGTAAGTTCAGCCTCTGCGTCGATGTTGTGGAATGCCGCAACGTCTTGTGCTAATTCAGGAGACCATTGTGCTCTTAGTTTTCTTTCAGACACAGAAACAGTTACTGATTCTAAGTCAAAAGATACTTCACCAATTTTGTCTTCGAATTCTAATTCTTCATAACGTCTCCAAACAGCGGTAAACGATGTTGCAGATGCTGCAGAATAGATAGTAGTACCTGTGTAACCATCCAAAGATGTTGAGTTACAATCAGCACAAACTGGACAAGATAAGTCAACTTCTAAATAGATACAACCTTCTGGGTCACAGATGTTGTCAAAAGAACCACCGTTTCCGGTAGCGGCCCATTTAGTTTGAGAAGTTGTAGAGTTAGGATTAACGATTCCTTTACCGTATTGTTGAGTAACAACTCTAAACAATAATGGAACTGGAGCCGCTTGTGTACCTAATACATTACAAGGTGTTGTAGATGCGGAAATAGTTGGTTGGTTTGCGAAGATTTTAAGATCTGAAAGGAAAGTCTCAGAATCAACTTCAGCACCATCCGGTCCTACTAATTTACCCCATCCGATGTAAGAATTCCATCCACAAAGTTTCATGATGATTTTTCGGTAATTACCTTCAGAAGTAATTTGGAAATCAACCAAGTTACCGTTAGACCATTGTAACATGGATGTGTTTTGTGTTACAGCAGACCAACGACCTTTAGAATAATCGAATAATCCTGGAGGATCTAATCCTGCCTCAGAACCTTCATAAAACAAATCATAAAGATTTTTTGAGTAAGTAGGATTGTATGTTCCGTTACCACTGTCATATCCTGCGTTAGGATCACCAGGGTAGTTACCAGGTGCACCTACAGGAGAATAATGGTCTCCAGAGTTTGACGGATATGCTCCTGTGTAAGTACCACCAGAATATCCTTGAATTTTAGGTACAAAGTAGAACAATTTACCAATTGGTAAGTTCATTGCTTGTACTGATACGATGTCATTTGCCAACAATTTAGAGAAAACTCGACGAATGATTGGGAAAACAACAGTTTCGAACGCTCCGTTAGAACCTTCAGAAGTTGCTTCGTTAATCAAATGTGACGCTTGGTTTTCATATAATTGTGCCACGTTTTCTTTTAGATGACCTCTAAGACCATCAAGGAATCCTAATCGATCCCATTTGTTAATAGTATCTTCTTTGATAACTTTAAGGTGCTTAAGACCGATGTTACCAACAAGACCTGATTCTAATAATGCTCCCATTTTTAATTTTTTTTAGGCTTTATTTAGTTTTATGTATATAATAAATATACGAGTTTTTAAAAAAGTTTATTTTTTATAGTTTTTTCATCAAATCCTTCATTCGTAAGAACTGAGGATTCTCATAAGTTTTTGATTCGATCAAGTTTACTGAAGACCCATTAGATGGAGTTTTGTTTACAGTTCTCTCGATAGATTCGTTTATTTTTGATTTTGACTCATTGATAGTTGGTGTTGTGTCCAATTCTGATTTGATTGTACGATAA